GATGGTAGTATGATTGGTTTGAATGATAAATTACTTCAACAGTATGTTGAGTGGATTGCTAACCGTAGAATGAAGGCTATTGGGATGAAACCCATTTATGATATTCCTGCGAAGAATAATCCTCTTCCATGGACAGAGCACTGGATTTCCTCCAAAGGTCTTCAAGTAGCACCTCAAGAAACAGAGGTCGAGTCCTATATCGTAGGAGGTATTAAGCAAGATGTCACAAAAGACTCATTCTCAGGATTCCAACTTTAATTTATCAGAAGATGATGTAAAATTACTTAATTTCGGTCCTCAACCTTGGTTGCCTCATCAGGTTATAAAGTATCAAGAACTTAAAAAATCCATACAAGCATATAAAGAAGCAGCAGTTTCTGATGAATATATGTTTGGTGATTATGATGGATATCAAGCATATAGGGATGTCGAATAGGCATCCTTATTTTTTTTATAAATATCTTTATATGTAAAGAGTTAATAATAAATGTCGCCTTCTCAAAAACAAAAGTGGCATCCACAAGCGACTAAAGTAAGTCCTTGGCCCTGGGTGAATGCCTGGAATGCTCTAAGAAATAAAGCATCAAGAGATGAGTTTTTGCGGCAGCAAAGATTAAATAAGAGATCTGAAGGAGATACTGAAAATGAAGTAAAATCTAAACCTAAACCTCCTAAAGATCCAAAAAATACTGTTCCTCCAGGATCATTTAATGTTTCTAGACCAGGTACTCCACAAAGAGATAAAGTAGAAAAAGGAATTTCTGCTGCTATAGAAGCATCTAAAAAACGCAATTCTAATAATGTTACAGTTCCACAAAATAACGAGTTAACCTGGGACGATGTTAATGATGCTGATTTACCACCACCATCTTCAAAAGTTAAGGACCAACTTAATAATAATTCTAATAGATATGGTAAGACAGATCCTATGCAACAATGGAGATCTGCAAATCCAAAACTTGCTAAAGCATCTGATATTAGAAACAAATATAGAAACCAAGGACAGTCTCCATATAGCGTAGCGGCAAGAAAAGAAATTTCAAAAGTTCTTTACAATAAAGGAACAAAAGCTTATGCGGGAGAACAGGTTGTTCCAGATGCATTTGATATTATTAAAGAATACCTTTTTAATGAGGGTTATGCGACTACAGAAGAGGATGTGCATGTAATTATGACCAATATGAATGATAAGTGGAAGAATAATATTCTGGAGCAGATGCTTCCTCCTATAGACCCTAAAAAACATAAATCGGCACAAAAGACACAAAAAATTTATAATAAAGCAACACAAGGAGCAGGATCAGAAAAAGATTTTCTGAAAAGAACAGGACCACAACTTCCTGGAGTTTAACATATAAGTCAAGGGGGTTGACAAGACCCCCTTTTTTTATTAGAATACCTTTGTTAGGGTTGAAGGATAAATATTAGCTCATAGATACTATAGTATGAGCTACGATAATGAGTGGAGATATAATGAGAGAGTTTTTGATTCTGATGATATTGGGGAGTACTTTGGGTTTGTTTACTGTATTACCAACAAGTCCAACCAACGACAATACATTGGTAGAAAGTATTTTTGGTCGTTTAGGAAACCACCAGGGAAAAAAAGAAAAGTAAAACAAGAATCTGATTGGAAGAAGTATTATGGTTCTTGTCCAGAATTAAAAGAAGATGTTAAAAAGTATGGTAAAGAGACCTTCAGTAGAGTTATACTGAGTCTACATACATCAAAAGGTCTTTGTAACTATGAGGAGACCAAGCAACTTTTCCTTAATAATGTCCTATCTGAATCGCTTGACAACGGGGTGCCTGCGTACTATAATAGTAATATTCTCGGACGCTACATGCGAAAAGACTATGGTAACTTTGGAAGACACTCTAAAGACGACGCATGATTGGGCAGTTGACAGAATGCACACTCTGTGCCAATCTCCTACCAATGATCCTGTAGAATGTGTCGAGAACGCTCATGCAATTCATTGTGAGTTTTTTGAGTGGCTTGATCCTGATGTTGAAGACCATGAAATTTTTTCACTTGAATATATTGGAGATTGTAATGATTAATAAACTAATTTTTACTTTGTTTATTGGTGCTTTATATCCAACAATTAATTCTTTTTATGGTTATACTATTGCTCGTAATTCAAAAGTATTTCCTCCTATCACTGATCCACCTAAAGTTTTAAGTAGTGTTCATAAAAAAACTTGGAAATGTAATGATTGTAATTATTCTGAAAAGGAGACTTTGAGATTTCTTCAAAAAAGAGGAATTACTGATAAATATGCACTTGCTACTGTTATGGGAAATATCAAACAAGAATCCAATTTCATTTCTAATATCTGTGAAGGAGGACATCGTGTTTCCTATCATCGTTGCCGTAGTGGTGGTTATGGGTTAATTCAGTGGACATCTCCTAATCGTTATTATGGTCTTGGAAGATATGCTAACAATACTGGTGGTGATCCTTCTTCTATTCGTACTCAACTTAATTATATGATTACGGAGAGGGAATGGAAAGATTATGAACCCGTATTAAAGTATTCTGGTAAAAGTATTGATTACTACATGTATTATGCTTATGGTTGGTTAGGATGGGGTATACATGGAAATAGAACTTATTACGCTTATAATTACTTAGACAAACTTACTTGGAGCTAACATGGGAAATTTTTTAAATAAAATTAAAAAAGTAATTACATTTAAAGATAAATTTGATAATCCTATTTCATGGCCTGAAGTAGAAGAGGTTGAAGCACCTGCTAAATCAGTTACTCCAAGTCAGTTTAGTCATGGGGTAAGTCCATATAAGAGTCAAGAAACTGAACCTTTTACTGGTATTCCTGCTCCTAATATTCCTCCATATGATCCTTGGTTTGGTCCAGTTGTCTTGAGTGAAAAGGCAATTGAATATATGGTTCAAGATATTAGAGAACATCAAGAAGAAAGGAAAGATACATTTTCTGTAGAACCTGATAACATGCATCAAGTCATGTATGATGTTTCTACTAGAAATGAAAATACAACTCTTGACTTAAATCCTCTTCCTCCTGGTGGTTCTGAAAACTTCCATGAAGGTCCGGGTGGTTGGAGTTCTGGTACAGGTCAAAATCAATTTCGCTAATTAATTATGAAAAACTTTATTATTGCTTTGCTGTCTACGTTTACACTTGCTACTCCTGCACTTGCCGAACCCGAAATCAAAGAGTGGAAAACTTATGATGCAATGGGTTGTATGCTATTAAGGGAATGTCAAGATGGAGTTAAGGAAATTAAAACACTGGAGGATTTACAAGCGTATTATCCTGATATTGATTTTTCTTATGTTGCTAACGAGTTTGACGAAATTCTATTTTCTCTTCGAACAATTGGAGTTAAGGTCTTTCTAGCAGAGGATAAGTATTATCCACCTCTTCATCGTGGTGTTTATCATACTGTTGGTAATAATTTCTTCCTGAATAAATCATACATGGATAAACCTCATCAGTTGATGAGTGTTGTAAGGCACGAAGGTTGGCATGTTGCTCAAGATTGTATGGCTGGAACAATTGATAATAATATGATTGCCATTATTCATAATGAAGAAAAAGTTCCTCAATACTGGCGTGATATTGCCGAAGATACTTATCCAAAATATGCCCGTCCTTGGGAGCAAGAAGCAATGTGGGCAGGACACACGCTAGGAATGACAAGAGATGCTCTTATGGTATGTGCCTCTCGTCCTATGTGGGAAGTCTACGAACCCACTCCACTAACAAAAGAGTATCTGATTAATGAGGGTTACATGAATGATTGAAACATTTTATTTGATGATTACTGGTATTCAGATTTTTCTGAAACCAATGTATCCATACTATAAGTATGAAGAAGTTCCTCAACATGCTATTCATCATTGTATAGATCTTACGGGAGTTAATCCATACAAAAAAATGACTTTGGATGAGGAAATGAGAATTGCTGATTGTTTTATGTACAAAATGACTCATTATGAATAAATAAAAATGCCATACCTCTTTTTAAATGACAGACTCTGCATTAAAGAAAAAAGAGGATCCCAAAAAGAAAGAAAATAAATTTGAATGGGCTGATGAAGGGGTTGCTACCCTTGTGAGAGTTGTCATTCTTGCGTGGTCAGGAGCAATCCTGAC